TGGACAGAGCCATCTCTTCAAGAAGCACATAAACTTTTGAGTGAACACTATGTGTGTGATGAAACATTTAAACTGAGCTATTCCCCCAATACTCTCAAATGGGCGAGTGAATTACCCGGTAAGGGTATTCGCCACACAGAAAGCGGAGAACTCATTGGTTACATCTCGAGTGCACCCATGAAAGTGAGGGTGTGCGACGATATTCTTGACATGGTTCAGATCAATTTCCTTTGTGTCCATCCCAAGTATAGGGACAAGGGATTTGCTCCAATACTTATCAGTGAAATCAAAAGAATTGCGAACACAAACAATATTTGGCAAGCAGTGTATACAGCGGTAACTAAAATACCAACACCCATAGTTAAGAGTACATATTGGCATAGATTCCTAAATATCAAGAGACTTGTCAAGACTGGATTCTACCAAACAGATCGTTTGAGGGAAAAATACTTTGAACTTCGTGGAACTTCACAATTTAGAAAGATGACTTCTAAAGATATTCCAAAAGTTACAATAATATTGAAAAAGTATTTTGAACAATTTAAAATTGCTCCAGTCATAAATAAAGATTGGGTAAAAAGATGGATACTTCCTATTAATTCTTATGTGAATGATGAGACTGAAGACTTTATCTCTTTCTATGACGTTCCATATGACCGAGTAGATAATGTGGACTCTGTGAAACAAGCATATGCGTTTTACATGGTCGGTGATGTTTACAATGACGCGTTTTTGATTGCTAGGAATTTGGGATATGATGTATTTAATACTCTAGACATTGGTCAATTGCGAACCGATCTCGAGAGACTTAAATTCCTAAAGGGGAGTGGTCATGTTTATTATTACCTATTCAATTGGCTTCCATCTTCTTCAATTGGTTCTGAAGATGTACAGCTCAAATTACCTTGAAGATTGAGTCGTTCGTTAATAAGTTTTACATACTCTTCATTGAGTTCAACACCAACAAATGGGAGACCGAGGTCTCTCGCCGCCACACATTCACTCCCAGATCCCGCAAATGGTACAAAGACAAAACCATTATCTGGATCTTGTCTACACGATCTCAACAATTTATCACATAATACAAGTGGTTTTTGAGTTGGGTGGTTTACTCTCTCATTTTTACCAGCACCACCCGCGAGTGCTGGAATCTTAATTACATCTCTTGGTAAAGCTCCACCTGGATGAGCTGTATAAGTTGTACTCTTTTCACCATTTGAAAATCTACCCTTGGTCGCTTTTCTCTCTTTTCCAGCCGCTCCTTTTATAAATCCATCGGTATATGGTTCTCTGACATCGTCTCGGTGAAATACTCTGTCTTCCTTCCAGAGAACGATTATACTTTCATGTGAACGTTGCCAAAAGTTGAGAGAAGGGACATTCTTATTTGTATAATGCCACACAAGCCAACGCCGATTTATATTTTGTGGAATACGAGCGAGAATGAGTGCAAGAATTTCACTAAAACCATAAATAAACATTGTACCATCTCGTCTCAGTATACGCAAACAACCCTCAATCCACTCATCGCACCACTTTAGGTATTCATCCATTGGTTGTTTATCACTTTTGTTTCCAAAGTCTTTACCAATATTATATGGTGGATCCGCAATAACAATCTGCGCACTTTCGTCATTTAGTGTCCTAAGTGTATCCAATACATCACCGTGGATAACTGTCATATCACATAAGCGAATTAAAGTTTTAAGTCGCTTGAGAAATATGTCATGTGTTATGATTAATCTCATTGTCACACCTGATGAAAATGTTAAAGTATATCTACAGGTTAAACCAAGTCTTCACGACTTTCTCGTGAATGTCGGGGGTTTGATTGGGGTGATTGAAAAAAATATTAAATCGTTTCATAATTTACTCTCTCAACCTATTACTGGAACTATATGGGAAGAGATCTTATCCAAATCTTTTACGGAAATTGGACACAATACGACATGGAAACCTGACAACTCTCATAAAGTTGGTGAAGATATGCGAATTATTTCACTTGAAAATTCAAGAATATCCTGTAAGTCTGGTGTCATCACACATAATAGAACTCACAAATTGGGTGAATGTGTACAGTTCAGTTCATCAAGAACTACAAGTTTCAAAACTTTGGAAGAAAAGTTACAACACTTGAGTAAAAGTCATTATGATTATCATTTCATGTTGTCAAAAAAAGATAAATTTGATGGAACCTACAAATTACTTATTATTAAGGCTGACAATTGTAATGTCGGTGATTTAGAGTGGGAGCCGAATAAAAACGGTAAACCTGATGATTATGTAACTAAAGTAGGTGGCCCATTCAAAGCTACTATAACTGGATCTATGAGTGGGCAACTATGGGTAACCTTACCCCTCACACGTGTAGAGTATATTTTTGACATTGAAGTTCCTAAGTAAAAGAAAAGACTCAAAATATTCATAAGATGGAAGAGATCCGCAAAAACCATAATAATGCCAAAAGGGAACTCATACAGTCTGTGACCCAAGAAGGTAATCAGATTTTGGATGTTGGTTGTGGTTTTGGCGGTGACCTTCAGAAGTGGCACAAGTGTGGTGCAAATATGAGTATGTGTGATCCAGAGCCAGCAGCCCTTGTGGAGGCTAAGTCTCGTGCAAAGAATATGCACATGCGGGTAAACTTCTATGAGGGAGACATACACGACTGTCCGAATAGGAAGTATGACATTGTGTGTTACAACTTTTCACTTCATTATATTTTTGCGTCACGAGACAAATTCTTTAGTTCAATTCGTGAAATCAAAAAGAGAATGAAACCTGGTGGGAGACTTGTGGGTATTATACCAGATTCAGAGAAAGTGACATTTAGAGTGCCCCTCAAAGATGATATGGGAAACTTCTTTCTCATGAAGACCCATGGTAATGGTGGCTACGGTGAAAAACTATTTGTAAACTTAGTGGACACCCCCTTCTACGCAGATGGACCCAGGTCTGAACCTATAGCCTACAAAGACCTTCTCATCACACACTTGGAAGCGATAGGATTTAGACTAGAACTTTGGGAAGGTCTCACGGGCAACCCAATCTCAGAACTTTATAGTAAATTTATCTTTGTATATAAGAGATGATCACATTCATTATATTAATTCTCATCAACTTGTTGATACTTTCTCAGACCAAGGAACCTCAACAACTCACCGAGGTGAAGGAAAAATATCGCGTTCTTCGTGAACACCTAACTTCCAATGGTCATGAGAAGTTTCACATGTTGTCACACTGTATACCCATAACAGGTTACATTTCTATGAATGGCACTGTGGGTTATAACACAAACAAGGGTCAAGAAATTGCGATATGTCTTGATGGAACACCCAATGAAATCTTCCATGTTCTCATCCATGAGTTAGCCCATTGTACCGTTGACGAATATTCACATTCGGATGCATTTTGGAGTAATTATATTGAACTCCGTGATATGTGCGTAGAATTAGGTATATATGACAAGATTCCAGAGAGAACTAAGTTTTGTGGACAGCACATTCAGGATAAATAATCTTCTTCGTCCATATTAAATGAAAACACCATTAACTGTTTTGATTATGGTCATTGCCTATTGGCTCGCTGTGTATGGTACGACACTCGTTCCACACATGAGCGAAAACTACAATCTTAACCTCGTGTGGTTGACTGTAGTGGTGCCAAATGTGCTTCGTCTCATTGTTGGAAGTATTCCACGACTTGCCGTGGATCGTCTCTTTTTCGTATCTACGAGTATTATCGCCTTAATTATTACATTCGCGATCAATACATTTTCAACAGATACACGAGAGGCGGTTGAAAAATATGGAAGTGACAGGGGCAAGACACTTAAGTTGAGTGCCTTGCTCATGACGGCATTTGCAGCAGGAGCTTTAATCACCTATTATACAGGTATTGATAATTCAATCTATTCTAATATGGGTTGGGAATCAAGTAATCAGGGCTTCACGATGTAGTCCTTCGCCACATAGAATGCAAGCGCCGCAACCAAACCTGTTGAAGCCAAGCCAATCATGCTTCGGCTCCCTTGTTCGTTAAGAAACTTGGGGACTGAAGTCACGAGCTTGTCTTGAACTGGCTTAGACACCGCGAGAGCAGCCGCAGCACCCGCAACGAGAGCAATCATTTGATCGTCCGTGAGGTTGAATGGGTTCTTGCTTTCTGGCTTCGCTTCTTGTTGTGGCATCGCATAACTACCCTGGGGTTGTGGGGCAGTCATTTGTGGCATCATTCCTTGCATCCTGGGCTCTTCCATCATCATTGGTGGCTCCATCATAATGTCATTGATTGGCGTAGAGTCCATCGTCTGTTTACTTTGACTCACATTTTTTTCGGGTTGTGAAAACACGGGCTCACGATTCACGAAAGTTGTAGTGGGGTTATCATTCAAAGGTACCATTCCATCTCCATTATCAGACAAATTGAGAGTATTAATATCCGTGGACATTTAGTATATTCACATGTTTTTGAGAGTAGTGAGTGACGCAGCCTGTATTAGAGAAATCGTTTCATTAAATTCTAAGAATGACAGACTTTATTCAACAGCCAATGATAACATATATTGGAAACAAAAGGAAACTTGTTGATAAAATCCAAGATGTCGTGGAGAAACTCCGACCGTCAACATGCGCCGATGCGTTCTCTGGTTCTGGAGTAGTTTCACGAATGTTGCTGGGTCATTCTGAAAAAATGTATGTAAACGATCTTGAACAATATTGTGAAGTTCTTTCAAAATGTTTCTTGAAGACACCTTCTTGGGCCGATCAAGATGATGTTTGTAAACATATTGAGAATATGAACATGTGTCCAGATAAAGTTGGGTTTATTACGGAACTCTACGCTTCAAATGAAAGACAATTTTATACTCCGGAAAATGGAAGAAGAATTGATGGTATGTTGGACTATATTGAGAGGTGTGTCCCCGAGAATCTTAAACCGTACTGTTTAGGACCTCTCATAGTAAGGGCGAGTATTCACACAAATACATCTGGTGTTTTTAAAGGTTTCCACAAAGGTGGTTGGGGTGGTAAAGGTGGACACGCACAAGATAGAATTACAAAGAGGATTGAAGTTGATTGTCCTGTGTGGCTTGAACCACATAGGGATGTTGAAGTTTATCGCCAAGATGCGTGTGATTTTCTGAGGGATCTCCCAAAAGTTGATCTTATCTACCTGGATCCACCCTATAATCAACACCCATATGGGTCAAACTATTTCATGTTAAATCTCATTTGTACCAATGAGAGACCTCATACACTTTCAAAAGTATCAGGTATCCCTGGGGATTGGAA